CAGCTACATCCTTACTTCCACCTGTTGCATCCACAACTGCTTCCGCCTGCTCAACTGCAAGTGGTGTGTTCGGCACAATTTCAAAGTTTACACCTGGCAACTGATTGCTCAACAATTCTTCGATGCTAGTGTTTATCTTTTCCTGATATGGCTGTATCACTTGCTTGTTGAATATCTCTAAACCTGTAGCCATTTCATCTTTATTGCTACCGAAGCCCGATGTTTCGCGAATACCGAAAAGCAGTGGCGTAGTAACGCGATGCGCAGTAATTATCTTTTGTGTTGCAGTAGTATCCATTAACTGATACTGCTTATCTGCATCATTAACCGGGAATGGTGTGATTTCAGTCTTAGGTTGATCACGCTCGTTAAAGAACATAACCACTTTTCCTGCGTTGCGAGCACCACTCATTTTGTTTTCCCAATCCATCATCATCTGCTGCTTCTGTTCAGGTGTTGCCTGTCCATTGTAGAAATTAATAATGGTAGAAGGGAAAAGTCCGTTTGATATTTGGTTGATGTGGAATATCGAAATCTGCTTGTCTAACTCGATGTAGTTAATCGCACTCCAGTAATCAGGGCGTGGATATACATCGCTGCCTGTGTAAGTAAAACACCAATAGATTTGACGTGGCTCTTGCTCACGTGTCAAATAGTTGTATTTGGGTATGAATTCGGGTGTGTTCTTTTTCTTGCGTGTATTAGACCAATCGTAGCTGTGAAAGATTCCTATTTCAGTATCGTCATCTTGATTCACTGCAATACGGCATTCCTCAAATGGTATAGCGTTTAGCTTCGATATAACTGTCCTATCATTACTCCAAATCACTTCAATGTAAAAACCACCAAATAGTTTCAAGTCATGCGCACATGCATACGTCAAAGCATTTACATCAAGTGCATCTAGTTCTGTTTGATACTGCTCGCTTTTGATACCTTTACCAGCTATCATGTCACCAATGGCTACTACTAATGAACCATGCACAGGTGATTCGTGAGCAAGGTCACGCAGATATTGTGGGAAATCGTTTTGATCTCCGTAGTTAACCCACCCTTTCCGGTCTACTTTTTCTGCATCACTCTTAGCTACGTATTCGCTAAGCTTCAATGAAACTATATTTGATTCGTTATGGCTCATAGATTATATCATTTGGTATTGTGATAGCAGGCACATCGAAGAACTGCGTGTTAGCCGTTAGTACAACATAGCCACGTTTCAACAAACCGACTACACTTGCGTTATTTGGGTTGATATTAGCACCTGAATTTTGACCGTATACATCATACCGGTAACGACCTGCAAGTGTTAGCTTATCGGTTGTAACCAATAGTTCAGTTATTCGCACATTCTCATTCACTATCTGCGCTACCTGTGCAAGCTTATCTCCCGTTGTGCTATTTTCTTCGTGCGTTAAAATCAACAAATAGTGCGTGAATGGTGTGGCAAAATACTGCCTTGTTTCATCTAGTTGTAAATAGATGGTTTGTGCAGGTGTATCGGTCTGTAAATATATCATAGTCTTTTTAAATTAAAAGGGCAAGTCATGAATAACCTGCCCTTTTTTTCAATACAACAAGAATACACAAAACGGAAAACAAATTCTTAGTAAGCAGGGCTTACAGTTATTCCAGCGAAGTTATCGAAAGGAACAGAAGTGTAAGGTTCTAAGTGTACAGCTGGAGCAAGTTCTTCAGCTATCAATGTAACCTGATAACCCATCAAATCAGCCTTCTGCTGTCCTGATTGAACAGTACCTGCAGTGAGCTGTGCGCCTTCGCCAACACCAATTAAAAGGATTTGATCGTCATTTGTACGAACGAACACAATCATTTTTGCTTTAGCAACAAGCAAAAACTCGTTTCGCATATCTTGGTTCAGTTTACCAAAAGTCCATCCCACTTCTTGCGAGAAAAACAAAGTACCTGTTTCCAAATTCTTCTGTACCGTTTCAACGTATGAACCTGAATTACGGAAAGGTACATAGCGATAGATAGTTGCAGTAGGCAATCCATCAACTTCGCCATTAGTACCACCGAAAGTGATTCCTGATTCGAAATCTTCGTAGTTAGCAATCAATACTTCCTTTACACCACCGATACCTTCAAGGCATCCAAGCGTAAAACCTGTAGTTAATTCACAAGCCATATTTTATATTGTTTTAAAAAGGGGGCTGTTACACCCCCTCTTTGGTTAATGATTATGCTCCCCAGTAGGTGATGTCTTCACCAACAGCAATCTGTGCACCCAAGTAGAAACGCGCACCGTAACGCACGTTCTGCGATCCATCAAGATTCTGCATGTCCAAAATGAACACTTCGTTCATTTGGTTTTCTTGCCATGTACCGAGCATCAAATTGCTAGGTTGTGCGAAGATGATGTTGTTAGCAGTCATACCTGGGCAAACGTAGATTTCGTACATACCTACGAAACGCTTAGATACTTCAGGACCACCTGTCAAGTACCATCCGTTGCCTGCAGCGATCTGCGCTTGCATGTAAGCTTCCCATGCAGCCTGTCCCATGTAAAGAGCTGGCTTTTCAGCAGCACCTTTAACAGCAGTAGGAGCAGTGTTGATTACATCCCAAATGTTAGCAATGATGTTAGTGCTATCAAGTGCACCTGAACCTGCAGATACAGCACCTGAACCACCTGCTTTAATCAAAGTCTCGAAACCATCGTACTCACCAGCTGTTGCGTTAACACCTGACCACATTACAGTTTCGTTCTTTGCAGCGATACCACCTACCAAACGTCCAATGATAGCATCTTGGATTTGGGTGTTTACGCGACCTGACATCACATCAGCTGTAGTCCAGTCGATGAAGAAGTCTTTCTTACAGATTTGACGCTGAACTTGGAATTCTTCCAAAGTCAAAATGCGCTCGGTCAAAGTGATTGTGCCTGTTGGCGTGAAATCACAAGTACCTGCAGCGAATGATACAGTGTCATCAATTTTACGTACTACTGATTTGTAAGGTACGTTTGGCTTCATTGTCACGTACTGTGCAGATACGTTAGACAACAAAGCTTTTGCTACGATTTCACCAGCTAATTCACCTGCATAGGTGGTGGTGAGTGAAGTTGTTGTTGGCATTTCTAATTAAATTTATGAGGTGAATTATTTACTTTGTTTAGCACGCAAATCAGCCATGAAGTCGCTGAATGAATTACCATTCGATGCAACTACAGGTACTGCGTTTTTCTTAAATTCTTGTGATTTTACAGATGGAACAGCAGGGGCTTTCTTAACTGAAGCAAGTTCAGTCTTCAGTGCTTCTGCATCCTTCTTAGCAGTTTCTACTGCTGCAGCTAATTCAGTCTTTTCAACTTCAAGTGCAGCAATACGCTCGGACAACTGACCGATAACAGCAACTAAATCTTCGCTGCTCATTTCGGTAGATTGTTCTTCACGTTCGATTTCAGTAATGGTACCTTCTTCGCCTACGTAGACTTTGGTAACACCGTCTTCAAGCAGGTACTCACCTGCAGGCACTGGCACTGGATTGCCTTCAGCATCTTGCGTGTAGATGTCTACACCCACTGTCCACTCATCAGCTGTTGAGTAGATTTTAGTACCATCAGCCAAAGTGCCTTCTACTGCAAACTTTACTTCCGTTGCTGGAGCTTCTGCTGCTGTAGTTTCTTCTTCGAACTTGATACCCACTGTTGAAGGATCAATGCCGTACTTATTGAATACGGATTTGATTTGTTCTTTAATATTCGACATGTTTGGATATTTGGGTATAGTAGCAAAAAGCTTGTTTTGTTACACGCCAATACATGTCGTATCTTAGCCGTATAATTAAATACACCAATTATGAAAGAGAAAGTACAATCAATGACGAAGAAAATATCCGTTCGTCTAACTGAAAAGCAGTACAAAGCTGTGGCGAAAAACGCGAAAGCAAGTAAAATGACTATGGCTGAATACTCGCGTGCGTGTATGCTGTAGTAAAAAAAAGAAGGGGCTCGTTTGCCCCTATCTTTTTAATCTAAAACCTAAATCTCTTATGACGGCTAAAAACCAAAACCGAAGCAAATATAAATCATTTGTTCAAACCTGCAAGTATTTGGTCTAATTCCAAAACTAATTCTGCTTCATAGTTTTTTACACCACTCATAGCTACACCTACTTCGTTAAAGAAGCCTTCGATGCTGTAGCCTTTCACCTTGCCTTCCTTCACATCATTCCATACATGGTCTTCATCGACTTTAGTTCCAATAAACCACGTACCATCTGGCAAATCAGGCAAACCAAGCTCAATGCTCTTATCATTCTTGCCTTCCTTCAACCATGATTCTACCACTGTCACACCTGTTACAGGTATCTCATGCTGCAGGTTAGTGGTGTGCTGCAGATTCTTTTTAAAGAATTGATGCGCTATTGCCTGTACTGTTGCCTTTTCAAAGTACACATAGTATGGTTCGCCTTTGTCGTCATAGCGAAGTATCTCTTTGTCAGGAATTAGTGCAGGTCCATAAAGCATTCTACGTTCTTCATTTACTGCGCTCAACTTGACCTTAGAAAGTGCAATCCAGTTTTCTTCGATTGCAGGCATGTCTACCAAGCCCATCGCTGTAATACCTAAGCGACCTTCTTCGTCAATTACACACTTAACTACTTTTCTTTTTTCCATGTTTTAAAATTATTTATTTATCCTACTCTTGCTAAATCTGCTACGTTTTCGCGTACTTCTTGCGCACTTGCAACATCACCTGCCAGCACATATGCACGTGGCGTTAATTGATCAGGTCGATTCTGCACAAACTGCGCAGCGAATGGATTGAAACCTGCTGGCTGTGCGCCTTCATTTCCACCACCACCACCGAATGAAGGTGGATTAACACCCCCATCATTACCACCTGAAGAAGTACCACCTTGAAACTGCTGCGCTGCGATTGTTGCTACGTTAGCCAAACCTGCTGCAACAGCTACACCAGCAGCAACGAATGGCGCACCGGGAAATATAGATGTAATCGGATTCTTTGCAGTGCTTGCAAATATCGCGTTTGCAGATTCGTATGTGCTAATTGTAGCCTGTGCAATACTAATTGCCTTTTGAATTTGGAATGCACGCTTTGCTACCTTCTCATTGTTTTTGCCAAAAGCTGATGTGATTTGTGCAATTCCATCTAATGTTTGTTTTGCAAAATCTAGTTTTGATTGCTGCGTTTCTTTTTCTATTAAAAGTACCTTCCTTTGCTTTTCCGCTTCAATAGCCGCAAGCATTTCTGCATCATTGGCATATAATTTTTCCTTCTCTGCGTATTCAGCATTTAATGCAGCAATTCTACTAGCAGAATCAGCTATGCCGTTTTCTAAATTTAAACGTGTTAATTCTAATAATCGAGCATTTTCTGCTTCCTTTATACTTACAGCATTTGATGTTAAATTTTGATCTAATTGTTGTTTAGCTTCATTGTATGCTATTTCAGCATCTAATCTAGCTTGTGTACCTTGATTGTATTTATCAACTTCACTTTGTAAACGGTCAAGTTGTATTTGTTTTTCTTGTTCTAAAACTGCCCGTTGTGCATTTAGTCTTTCTAAATCATTTTTAATACTATCTGCTACAAATTTTTGTTCGTTTATAGCTAAATCAGCTGCGCTTTGTTGTTGAGTTTTGTATAGCTCATTCAGTTCTTTATTTAATGCTATCTCATTTACAAGTTGTTCTGACTTAATACCAGCAATTCTAGCTCGCACACCATCTACTCCAGCTAAAGCTTGGGTTAATGCTACCTGATTATCTATAGTTTGATTGTGCTGAAATGTAGCTTGAGCTGCTGCAACTTGTGCTTGGGCTGATGCTAGTTCAGCCTGTTCTTGTTTTGCTAAAACTTCACCTAATGCAGTGTTCGCAGTAATTCTATCCTGTATGCTCTTGCTTTCATCGTCACGTGTTTGCCTTAATAATTCTGCTTGTCTATCGTATTGTTCCGCTAATCTAGCTTGTTCGGCAGCAGCTAACTTTGCATTATTCTGCAACGCAACTAAAGCTTCATTAGCCTTATAAGTTTCGGTGACGTAATTAGCAAAAGCTGTTGCACCTTCTACTACTGCCTCACTTACACGATCTACTGTGTCATTTACACCTGTTAATACATCTATAGACTCCTTACCAGCTTCTTTGAAACTTTGTAATGCAGCATCAAATTCTCCAGTAAACAAATTTTTTATCCCTTCGGCAATAAAACCTAGCGTATCAAGGAATGATTGAAACCGTTCAATGAGATTTTCAACGATAGCATCACCAAAGTCCTTAAGTGCTTGAACTGGATCATTGAAAATTGCCTTAAAATAATTTACAACAGTGCCTGCATTTTCACTGATATATGTAAATGCATCGCGAATTATGTCTGTAAATGTTCCAAAAGCAGCAGCAAACGCATCAGCAATAGGCTGTGTTGAAGATATAACCGACTTAATAGTATTAAATGCTGCACTAATCAAAGCAAGTACACCAGTCGCTTTGCCTAAACCAGCTAATGCATTGCCTGCCTTTTTAAATCCGCTTTCAGCCTTTTTTGTGTTGTCAGCTAATTTTTCTGTATTGTCAGCACCTTTACCTAAATTTTGATTCAATAATTCTAGTTGACGTGTTACCGCCTCTAAATTTTGAT